ATATTATAAAATTATTACAGGGCTATTATGATTTTATAAATTCAAATGATCAAACTAGTCATACAATCAATACATTACAGGATTATCGAAATATTGATAAAACCCTAGAAAAGTATTTAGATAAATTGCAGTTGGAAATTGGTATTACTGTGCCTGATACCTTTACTGCCGAACGAATAAAGCTCTTTAAAAAGTTGGTACCATGGTATGTAACAAAAGGTAGTAGGGATTCAATTGAATTGTTTTTTAGAATTGTCTTTTCAGAAAATCCTGAGTTCTATTATCCAAAAGACGATTTGTTAATTCCTTCACAAGGTAAGTGGAATTCAACAAATCAATTATATGAAAATCGTGATGGTTTCTTATCGGATATTAAAAAACTGAGAGGTGGAAAATACTGGCATGAATATTCATACTCAATTAAAACCGCTAATACCATTGATAAGTGGAAAGAGGCCTTTGAGCGTTTATGTCATCCTGCAGGTTATGCATTCTATGGCCAGGTATTAATTAAAATTGCTGAGTCATTAGATATTCCCATTACACAACCCTTTGAAGATCATTGGACACATTATGTAACGACTCGATTATATTTGGATAGTGTGGTTGGATTAACTGTTGGTGATGAGGTGAGACAACAATTAACTACAAATGTTTATATTATTGGTGATATTGCTAAGATTAATGTAGCTGAATCTTGGATTGAATTGACAAATGTTACACCACCACATAATGGTTTAACGTTTTTAGATAATATTTTATCTTTAGATTCAGGTGATATCACACTTGATTGGGATACTATTACGCTTGATACAACATACACAGATTTTTATTTAGAGGATTTTATTGGTACTAAATTATCAGACATATCTAAAGTTCAATTTATGTATGATATTGAAGTATTTTTTGCATATAATTTATTGTCGATGCTTGAGCATAATAAATTTTTCACTAGTCAGTCAATAAGCCAATTTGAACAAAACGTATTAAATCGTGCAATATATATTGCTGTACAACTTTTAAATGAAGGTGGAATAGCTCCAGTTGTCACATCATATTTCACAGCAGACACAACTAATTTCACAGCAGACACAACTAATTACACTGCTGATAACCATTCAATATAAATATAACCATGGCATTACAAACAATTAATATTGGTACAGTTGCAAATGATGGTACAGGTGATACCATTCGCGACGCTTTTGATAAAACCAACGATAACTTTCTTGATATAATTTCTATTTCGTTAATAGCTGGAGAAGATTTAGTTGCTGGTGATGTAGTATATGTTAAATCAGACGGTAAATTCTGGAAAACCGATGCATCTGCAGAAGCCACTGCAGGTCCTGTTCTAATAGGGATTGTTACGACAGGCGCATTGACAGGAAATAGTGCGGTGGTGCAAATATCTGGAAATTATACAACCGTCGGTTTAACTGTAGGCAGTATATATTATCTTAGTATAGTTGGTGGACAAATGACAGCTACTGCACCATCTGCAGTCGGTGAAATTGTTCGTCCAATTGGATACGCTACTTCATCAACAAATTTTGTAATAAAACCTGATATTACATATATTGAAGTTGGTGATGGATCGGATCCTGTTACTATTAATAAACAAACTGGAACAGCATATTCTCTTATTTTAAGTGATGCTGGTAAATTAATTGAAATGGAAAATGGAGCAGCCAATGTTCTTACAATTCCATTAAATTCTTCAATTGCATTCCCTGTTGGAACTACTATTAATATTGAACAAACCGGTGCTGGATCAACCACAATACGTGGAGATGTTGCAACTGGAGAAGCAGTAAAAATCAATGGTACCGATGAAGCCGGCGGAGGTGAATCTGATGTTGTATCACAGGGTCAATGGAAAGGCATGGTTGCATATCAACGAGCTGCTGATGAATGGGTTGTTAATGGCGGAGCATAATTTATGAGATTAGCATTTGGTATAGTTAATCAAGGCTCTGCAGGCCTTTTAGAGAATATAATTGGTTCTTGGAAAATGGACGAGGCTTCTGGAAATTTAATTGACGAAGTCTCAGCCCAATCAATTACTGCTGGTGCAGGTTGGACGTATTCACAAACAGGACCTAATACTTCTTATGTGCCTTATACTGAGAGTTGGTCTGTTCCGGATGGAGCTAGCTATCCATGGACCTCTTACTCAGGAGCTAGTAAGTCTGGATTTACTGGAGTCTCTGATGGCAATAGTAGAGCTATTATAAGAGAAGACTTTGATGCATCTTTCTTAAATAAAACCGTACGAATAACCTTCGATGTAGATCAATTAACAGCCGGAACTCTTCGATTTTTATTTGATGAAGAAAATGACTGGACTGGAAGTGGAACAACTGTTGGAACATTAAGCAATTTAGTTGGAGGAGTAGATAATTCAAACGTATTTGATATTATAGCAACAGGCTCGGTATCAGTTGATGTTACTTTTCCTGCCTCATTAACATTCGACAAACTTAAACCAAAGTTCATCTTTAATGAAGCAAGTGCTACAGTAGAAGTATCTAATTTCAATATGGTTATAGTGGATGAAGCCAATTTAGCAATAGATGTTTCAAATAGAATAGAAACTCCTATTAGTGTTGGCGGATATACTGAATTTTCTACACAACAATGGTTTAATATTCCATCATATATAAACGCCAATTCATTATGGTGCTGTGATACTGCAGTTAGAGGATTTACAGTATATTGGAATAGCGATCCTACATTAGGACATGCTTACGATGGTGGAAACTTCCAAAAATTTACAGGTTTAGTTGGACCAACAGATGCATCTGGTTGGCATAATTTAATTACCAATGTTTATAATTCAGGTTCCGATTTGGTTATAGAAGTTTCCTTAGATGGAGGCACATTTTATTCTAGAACAATTTCTTCAGCATCAATTGCTACACACTGTGATGGTACCATTACGTTAAATTCGGCTGATTCAAATGGTAACCAGTATAATCAATCTGGACTATATGGACCTTTTCATGTATGGAATAAACGCCGATCGGTTAGTCAAGTAGCTGAATTACAAACTAAATTTTACGACGACTTTACATAATATGGCATTTACAAAAATTAATGGTGTTTCATGGAAAGGATTTTCTGTTTATAATTTGTATCCTAAAAAGGTTGCAACTATAGAAAGAACAGGTGATCCTACCGCTGGATTTGGTTTATTCAATGTTAAGTTATACGGGGCGTTAGGTGATGATGCTACTGATGATACCGATGCGATTAGAAATGCTATATCTGCAGCTAATTCATTTGTTGATAATAATCCAGGTAATGTAGCTACCATATATTTCCCAACTGGTACATATAAAGCTAGTATAAAATCGGGTGATTCGAATTGGTTAACATCTACACCAGGTTGTTTTGTACTAGATCATGATGATATTAAATTTTTAGGTGATGGTCCTGATAATTCTATCATATCATTTTTAGCAGTTGACTTTACAGATCCAGAAACTAATTGGTATGTAAATGGTTCTGGTAATGGTAGCGATAGAATTAGAAGAGGTGGCGGATTTCATATTTCGGGATTTTTAGAAAATATACAATTTGATAGTATTAGAGTTACAGGGAATGCTAATGCGACGGGGGATGCGTCGAATGGTGGTGTAAATTATGCATGTGAAATTATAGTTGATGATGTTATAGAAAGCACAAATCATGGATTGGCTAATGGAACAATTTTAAGATTTGGTAATACTGCACCAACCGAAGTTAATGATGGTACTACACCATTTTATGTTATTAATGCATTAACTGATACGTTTCAAGTATCTACATCTGAAGGAGGAGAAGTTCAAACATTGACTGATCCGGGTATAACGTTTTATGCAACAGATGGAGATGGTTGGGATTGGCATCATAAAGCTATATTCTCAGCAGGTTGTGATGTTAATTCACCATTAAGAATTCAAAATTGTATTTTTGATCGCTGGAGAGGAGAAATCATTCACCAAGGTGGTGATTCTGCAGTTCATGTCGTAATTACAAATTCAGTATTTGAATATTGTAATGGATCGATGATTTCTGTACCTAGTTTAGAAATGTCAAATTCAATTGTCCGTTATGGATATAATGGAATTGAGAATTTTGCTAGGACTTCAACTCATTTTATAACTATAGTTAATAATACATTTACATCAACAGCCAATGCAGATTATGCTGAATTTAACGCTATAGCAGTATTAAGTTTAGCTAGTGCTGGAGCAACTAATATCTCAAATAATACTATTACCAATTGGCAGGTTGGAACATATTTAGCTGAATCAGCTGAAGATACTACTATAGATAATAACGAATATAATGAATGTGCGTCACCAATTAGAATGACTAATTTAAGTCTTTACGTTGATCCTGAATCTTATGATGATGTAACAGTTTCCAATAATGAATTTATAAGATCTGGTCCTTCAGGCGGTCAGGTAATTTATGTTCAGGTTGGAACAGATATTACAAATAAGAATTTCAAAATCCATGATAATACTTTAACGGGTAATTGGAATTTATTAATATCAGATAATCATAACGCAAGTGTTGCAAATAGAACCGGATATGAAATTTATAATAATGAATTACAAAGTTGCGTCGATGGTTCTACTACATTAGCATCGCAAGTAAAAGCACTTTGGTATAGTAATGATTGGGGTACACGATCCATTGAAGATAAAGCTGATATTTTTCCTATAGCATTAAACACATCGGGTGAATATGAATGGGAACCTGAAGATGATTATATTAAATTAAATAATTATGTTTCAGCAAATTTACCTATTCAATTAGATCCGACAATTGTCGCGTCGATGGATGTATTACCTGAAGGTTTTACTACCACAATTAAAGCAGGTGGATCACATAGTATGGACATTCAAGCTGATGCCAGCTGGAATACTTTGATATCAGATATAACTTTAAATCCGGGCGATGAAGCCACATTCGTAAAAACATCTGATAAACTTGTGTATCAGATATAAATATATACATCTATGACTACAATTGCAACAACCAAATTTAAAACTGCTGCTGCAGCAGCCTTCATTGATTCTATTGAGAATGCTCACCAAATTTTATACTCATTCATTGGTAAATCAGATCCATGGAATGAAGTATTGGGAGAATCGACTGAAGATATATCTTTAATGACGGCCAATAATAATCAAGAAGATATGTATGACGCAGATCAACATATTATTGCATTAAAGAAAATTAATGCTACTGATGTATGTCATGTTATTCCTCGTTATAATTGGGGTTATGGACAAACATATACTGCATGGGATGATTCGGCAACGGATTTATACACAAATTCAGTAACACCATTCTTCGTGGTTAATTCAAATTTGGATGTGTACATGTGCCTTAAAGCGGGTGATGCTGGATCTACTGTAGAACCAACACACATTCCAACATTTGATTCTGATGGAGAGTTCGAAGAAGATACTGCCGGAAATCCACTTGATCCAACTGAATATTCTGATGGATATACCTGGAAATATATGTATAATGTAACATCTCTTGAGGGTAATTTTGTTACTGATTCATATGTACCAGTTAGAAAATGGGATGCAGTTATAACAGGAATGGATGATGAAGATGAATTTAATTATAATGTTCAATACGCGTCCAATCAAGTAACAGGTCAAATCTATAATATCGTTGTTACTGATGGTGGAACTGGATATACATCAGCACCTACAGTAACTATTACAGGAAATGGTACGGGTGCAACAGCAACAGCAACAGTAGTTGGAGGAGCTGTTACTGCGATTGAAGTAACTGATATTGGTGCAAATTATACAAATGGCTATGTAACTATTTCGGGTGGTGGAGGTTCTGGTGCAGAAGCGCATTTAGTCCTTACGCCAAAGAACGGCCATGGCTTCGACCCAGTAAGCCAACTTGGTTCTTATTACGTTGCTATTTCGAGTATATTAGAAAACGATGGAACTTCATTAGACTTTTCAGATTTGGATACACGTTTTAGACAACTTGGTATTATTAAAGATCCTTATTCAAGTGGTTCGCCCGCAACAGACGAAACATTAAGTGGATCCACTATCGTTCCTATTCAGATGAAAAGTGGTACACCATTTACAGTTGGTAATATATTAATTGACCAATCAGGAAGCCAAGCATATATTGATGCTGTAATAGTACAAGATCAAACCGGTGCAACAGGTGTTGATGATGATATTTATCATGTTCATATTCATCAAAATGATAAAACTGGATATGATACAACATGGGTTGGTCCATTTACAGAATCAAATGGTGTTAATCTTACTGCAGCAACCGGAACATTATCTGAATCTACAATAATTGATTCTGAATATGATCATCACTCTGGTGAAATTTTACTATTAGAAAATCGGACTGTTGTTGCTAGGCATGCATCACAAACTGAAGACATTCGTTTTGTTATTGAATTCTAAATAAATAAATTTATGATTACTACACAATCTCAGGAACCTTATTTTGACGATTTTGATAAAACGAAAAATTATTTTCGTGTATTATTTCGTCCTGGTTATTCAGCACAAGTAAGAGAACTAAATCAATTACAATCAGCATTACAAAATCAAATTGATACGTTTGGCAGTGCCATATTAAAAAATGGTGCAAGGGTATTGGGTGATGCTCCTAAGTTTGATAATCGAGTATCATATGTTAAGATAAAGGAGAATAGCGCTGTTGATTACTTGGAAAAGGATTCAGATGGTAATTATGTATTTGTTGGTAAGACATTAAGAGGTACTGCTAATGGTGCTGAAGATACTGACGTTGGAAATGTTACTGCTACCATTCTAAATATTACACCTCCTACATATGATGATTCTGGGCTTGAAACAGATCCTTTAACATTCTTTGTCCAATATCTTAAATCAGGTGGTATAACTAATGCTGATGATGAAGGTGTTGTCGCTGCATTTAGAGCAGATGAAACTTTGGTTACTGATGATGAGGATGAAATTGAAGTAGTGGTAGAATCTACTGAAACTGATTCCCTAGGCAATACGATATATCCAACTGGTTTTGGTTCTCGAGCATATGTACCAGAAGCAATTTATTTTGTAAATGGTTGTTTTGTACATGCGCCTGCAGAATCAATTATTACTTCAAAGTATGTAATTAATCCTTTTGTTCGTGTAATTTATAAAATTAATGAAAATATTATTACATCTGCAGATGATGTATCCTTATTAGATAATTCGTTAAATACGCCTAACGCAGGTGCACCAGGTGCTCATCGATATCAGATTGATTTAGAATTAGCTTTAGACAATTACCGTGAAAGCGATGCTAGAGTTTCTGAATATATAAATGTATTAATAATTGAAAATGGCTTAGTTAAAACAAAAGATATAAGCGAATATTCAGATTTAGATAATACTATTGCCAAACGCACGTACGAAGAATCAGGTAACTATTGGCTTAAACCTTTTGATTTAAAAATAAAGGAGCTATATAAAGATACAACATCATTGGATTCAGATTATCATGATGGCTTATATACTGAAGATCAATTGAATAATATTTATTATGAAGAAATTTCTTCAGGTGAATCGGCAATTGATTATGGCCAAGACCGCTTGGGTTTATATGTAGGTAGACGTGGGTCGACTGCTTATGTTCAAGGTCGTCGAATTGAATTTAACGATGAGCATTTAGTCACTTTAGAAAAGGCACGAACATATAATGCTGAAACTTCAATAGCAACATATTCGCGTGTTGGTAATTATATCGTTATCGATTATGGTGCAATACCTACAGCTGGTCCGGATTTATTACCTAGTATCAAATATGAAAATATCAATTTACATAAGGCTGACACTACTTTAATTGGTACTGCATATGTACGTAATATAGAATATCATGATGCTAATCAGCTTAAAGTATATCTAGCCAATATTTCATTGACCTCTGATACTTTTGCTGATGTTGATTATATTGAAACAAGTGGAGGTTTTAGCGCATCATTAAATACCAGCGAATTATTTGAGGCAGGTTTTAATTCATACGTATTTAAGCTTCCGAGCAATGTTACGCGGGAAGTAGAAAATGTTGAATATTATATTCGTGCTGAAAATACACAAACAATTCCATTAAGTAATACTTATACATGGGTTTTAACTGGCAATGATTCATTCATTAGTAGTAATGTTAATGATTATCCAACACTCGAATCCGATTCACATGGTTTAATATATCCTACTACAGTTTCATTAAGCTTGGATCAAAAAACCGCGACGCTATTATATGCTCAAACATTAAATGGTTCAACTACGGTTATTAGTAATGTTCGACGTTCAACTTCTGGGGGCCCGGGAAAATCTAAAACTAGAAAAACCGGATCATATATTGTAACAAGTTCCAACAAAACAGTTGGTCAATCTGATCAATTAAATAGAGTTGATATCATATCAATTACTGGTGTATATACGTCTGGTTCCGATTCAGCTACACCAAATTCTAGTGATACTAATATTACAAGCAGTTATGTATTAGACAATGGGCAACGGGATAGTTATTACGATTATGGTAGTATTCGATTATTAAATGATAAGCCAATTCCAACAGGGCAAATACTAGTTGAATATGAATATTATGAGCATACTGGATCGGGTGATTATTTTGCAACCAATTCATATATTGATTTGGACACAGCAATTGATGCAGCTGAATATGATTTAATACCAACATATAATGGTGTTGAATTACGTGATAGCTTAGATTTTAGACCAACAATTATTGAAATTAACGCTGGCACAGGTGTAACGCTATCAAGATATCCAAATATTACATTAGATTTGGAATATTTCTTACCTCGTTATGATAAGGTATATTTAACACAAAATGGAAAGGTTGGTATTAAATATGGGGTTCCTTCATTAAATCCAACTATTCCTGCAGATATTCCTGAAACAATGACGCTATATACATTAAAGGTAGATGCATATACCTTTTCTAAGAGTAACGTAACATTAAATAGGCATGAACATCGTAGATATACGATGAGAGATATTGGTGAATTAGATAATCGATTAACCATTTTAGAAAATAAATATGAATTGCATCAATTAGAATTAGAAGCTTTATCACAACAATTATTAGATGATAACGGTGATGATGAATTTAAAAATGGTACTGTTGTAGATCCAATATTAGGACACATTGTGGGATCTACTGATTCATTGGATTATGCAGTATCATTTGATATTGATAATAATATTATATATCCACATTTTTACCAAAATAATGTTAAGTTATTATTTAATGCTGCTTCAGGTGAGTCTGTAAATTATAGACAAACAGGACCATTAGTTACATTAAACTATTATCAAATTCCACAAATTAAACAGGAGTTTGCTTCTTATTCAGAACGTATTAATACTTCGGAACTGATATACTGGCAAGGTGATCTTACATTGTCACCTGGTATTGACGAATGGTACGATACGACAACACTACCTGATATTCATCATGATGATCCGCACGGTGTTTATGATGGTATGGCTCATGAAGAGCTTCCCGAATTAATGTGGTGTTCACTTTGGGAAAGATGGGTAAATAAAACTACCCACGTTAAAGCAAAAACAAAAGGTGTGCGAAGAGGCGAAATAATATATTATACATCAAATGGTGGTAGAGATGTATCTCGTGCACTCGCTGAACACGAACATCATTATCATAATCCACATGATCATTCATTAGATGCGACACCGTATATAAGATCGCGGATGATTCATTTTACAGCTTCAGGGTTAAAGCCATATACACGCCATTGGTTATTTATTGATGACTTTAATGCAAGCGCATATGCAAGACAATCTAATGTTGCATTAACTAATTATTATGCAGATGATAGTGATCAACAAACTTATAAGGGATATACTTCTCATCCCGATGGTTCAACAAAATTAATTGCGGATGCTAATGGAGATATCCATGGTTCATTTATCATTCCAAATAATGATGAACATAAGATTGAAGCGGGAGATATAAATGTTGAATTGTTAGATACATCAAATGGTGTAGAAAATATTAGTTTTACAAATTCTATATATAGTGCTAATACATTTGATCGATCAAATGTGGATCGTAACATTAATAATACTCTTGAGGCCACTGAGGCAGCTGTGATTAATCCACCACTCAATGGTGCTGAAGAAACTATTCGTAATGGATTAGGATTGGATAATGATATTGTCCAATATGTAGCATTAGATGAAGGCTTGGGTTGGCCAATAATTATTAGCGATTTATATAATAGAGCTATAATTACACCAACTGCTGGAATTGGTATATATAATCATCATAATCATGTGCGATTGGGTATATCCAATCCTTTTAACAATACTCTTATTAATAGCACATTCGTAAATGATGTAGGAAATGCTAAAGTATAAAATATAATATAAATAGAATTATGAGCATTGAAATTTCAGAATTTGTTCGAACAAATGGCATCAGTAGAAGTTTAGAACCTTTTGCGCAATCATTTATTGTCCGCGAAGAAGGTGGCTTATTTGCTACATCTATCGATTTATTTTTTA